GGTCACTCAGCACAGGATTATTTTGACGCTTCAACAACAATCATGCAGAATCTCTACAACGATGGTGCACAAATGCACATGGCTAGGAAGGCGCTACACAGTTTTATCACGCACGGATACGTTCAGCTCGGTAATGTGGTGTATAAGAAGTATCGTGGGATGTCATCAGGGTATTCTGGAACCGCTGAGCTTAATTCGCTTCACCATTGGATATTGTTTTATATCCTATGGAGACGAATTATGCGCAGAAGTGGACAATTGCAACATATCTCTTACCAATCTTTCCTTGAGAATGTTGCAGTTTTCTTCTACGGCGATGACATGATTGCTTCAGTTACAGAAGAAGTAATATCAGTTTTCAAAGGACTGACTGTATCTGAAGAATACCGGTCAATAGGTTGGCCTTGTACACCAGCAGTTAAAGGAACACAGTTGCTCGAACATAAGCACTGGACAGAGTTAACTTTTCTAAAACGCTCTTTCAAAATTCATCCTTCATCTGGCATAGTTATGACACCAATTGACCTTTCGGTATGCCGCTCTCTATTGTTATGGCAGCGAGGAGATAGCCGCGAACAGTTTTATACAAATTTAATTGACTGTTTTCGGTTCCTTGTCCATCATGGTAGAAAGCTATTCTATCACTACCTGGATCTCACCAATAAGGCCTTAGAGTTTCAGTTGCTCCCCCCTGTGTTATTTAACTATGAAGACATGTTGGAGGAGTTTGTGACAGGTTACTACGATAACGTAGTTTGTTAGACACTGACCTATTTTACACCGGGCATGACGGCTTGTATATGAATTTTTACCGTCACTGAACCGCTTAAATTGTTATTCTTTACCAACACAGAATAACGGATGCTTCGGGAGCTGCTGGATGCGTCTTACAATTATATAATCTCATATGATAATCTCTTATTAATCATTTGTTGTGGCGTAATTGTTGTTTTAAAATAGTGTATGACTGAGTTTGTGCGAATGTGTGCGACAATTTTATTGATGATCTCTTTGACGACGACCTTGATCTGAAAATATTTAATCTTATGTGTATGCTTTAGTATGCTTATTTTAAGTATTCAATCTCGTTTTCTCTTGTTCAGTAAAACTCGCAACTTGGTGATGGCCATGATTGAATTGTCCATTCACCAATTGGGTTTGTTTTCAAGATTCTTATAAATACCTCCATTGAAGGATTTATCGGAGGATTCTACCAAATCTGAAATTTATTAAATTAATCGAAATACATCGAGAAAATAACATCAAACATCGAGATTGCTTGACTTATTTTTATTTATGTGCATTGTGTTGGCTTTAAATGTTGTGTTTCAAAT